CGACGTTGCCGTGACACCGCTGTAGGTGGTCGCGACGCCGCCCCATGATGAACGTGCCCGCTGCCGGGAACAGCGCGGTCGAGGCGACGTTCACTGCGACCGAGTTGAGCGCGTTGATGCCGGTCGCGGTCGTCGTGTCCGGGTCTGTGACCACAGCGCCACCAGGCGTTGCGACACCGACGAAACCGGCGAGCGACAGGAGCCAGGTGAGGTCGTTGAAGTAGGCGTACTCGGTCATCGCGCCACCGGGCGCGTAGCCGTCGAGCAGCTTCGGAACGGCGCCCGCGATGCCGCGGAACTCGTCGGCGCGATCCTTGTACACGGGGTTCGCCTGAATGCCCGCGGAGCGGCCGGCCATGTAGAGCTTGTCGGTCGAGAGCCGGTTCGGGCCGGTGACAGGGACGGCAACCGCGTTCTCGTAGATCGGGTTTTCCTCGAGGATGATCTCGACGAAGTCGACGGCAGCCACTAGACGGTCTCCTCAGGCTCAGGCGTGAGTGTCGCGCGGCGCTCGTCGATCGCGGCCAGCACAGAGCTGCGCGCCTTCGATGCCTTCTCTTCGGCCTCGAGCGTGTCGAGCCATGCGAGATCGTCGGACGTTTCGACAGCGGTGACGAGATCGTCGGCCTTGAGCGCGACCAGCACGGCGAACGGGTCCGAGACTTCCGGCTCGTCGACGGTCTCGACCTCGCCATCGACGAACGAGACCGGAACCTCGCCGGCGCGCACATGGTTCGCGACCTCCGGCATCAGCCCCTCGCCGATCGGGACCTTCGTCAGCTTGAGCGGCAGACCGAGTGCTTCGACCGCGGCGAGCGCTTCCTCTTCGCTGTCGAAGCCGAGCTCGGAGACGGCGACCGGGTGCCCTGTGATCCAGAGGCCGGGGAAATTGGCGAAATGCTTCGCCTCGGGCGCGCTCACGGTGTCGTCGAGCACGAGCGCTTTGATGGTGTCACTCATCGCTGCGAATGTCGGCGCGGGCGGTCATAGACGCTCACAGGTGCTGGCCCTTCGCCGTACCGGGCGCCAAATTCGTGCCACGCAAACGCACCCACTCCTGCTGGAGTGTTTCCGGCCGGCCGTAGTTCGATTCCGAGTTCCAGAACGAATCCGCCGACACGACCTGGCCGCCGCCGGCAGCACCGGCCTGCAGCGCCATGAACAGCGGATGCGACCCGTCGAAGATCGACCCCTTGCTCTTCTGATCGCCCATCGCCGACGACCAAACAGCGTCGGCTTCGACGAGGATCTGCAGCACCTCCGGCGAGCGGTCGCCCATCCCGCGCAACGCTCGAGCGGCGGCGCCGTAGGCGACGAGGTCGAGCAGTCCCTTCTGGCCGTTCGCGTCGATCCCGGCCGGGTCGAAGCCGAGCGAGCGGATCGCCTCATCGACCTCCGTCGAGAGCTCGTCGAGAAACGTTGTGATGTCGGCGTTGTTCGGCCGGTTCCCTGCGACAGCGAAGTACGCGGCTACACGGCCGACACGGGCAAGAACATCATCGAGGGCGGCGTAGCTCGCCATCGGCGACTAGGCCTTAGACCGTGAGGTCGTCGACGCTCGGGGTCGACCGGATGCCCGTCGGGCTTCGTCAGCGGCGGCTCGGGCGTCTTGCCTTCGGCCGCGTCCTTCGCCTCGTCGGAGCCGACCTTCGCGAGTCCGGGCGGCTTCGTCGTCGAGCCGCGCTCGAACTCGTCCTTGGAGACGCTGATCTTGTCGCCCTTGAACGCTTCGTTGCGCGGCGTCGTCCCATCGTTCGATACGTCGTGCCAGCCGTAGGTGTCGGTGAGGACGATCGCCGTGACGGCGCCGGCGCCGCCCGAGCTGGTGCTTGAGGCGCGGGACGTTGCGCGCGCAGACGACTTCTTGCGCACGCTGAGCTTGCGCGCAGACGACTTCTTCGTGTCGCCTGCAGCGGTTGTCGTCGGGTTGAGGTCGTCGGCCATCATCAGACGCCTGTGATGAGCGTGACGGCGCCCGGGTCGGTGACTGCGAGTGCGGGCCAGATGCCGGCAGCGATGACGGTGTCCTTCGGGCGGTTCTCCTGGTACACCTTGACGCTGATCGGTGCGAAGCCTGCGCCCGGGTCGTAGGAGAGGAAGCCCTCTGCCGGGTCGGGCGGCTCGTAGGCGATCGTGCCTGCGACGGTCGGGTCGAGGACGAGCGCCTGGGTGACGCCGATCGACGTCGTGAAGAGGATCTCGGAGAGGCCGAGGAACGGGGCGAGGATGCCTGTCCTGATCTGGTTTTCGCCGCCGAAGTTCTCGCGCGGCAGTGCCGCGCGCAGGACGGTGTTGTTCAGGAGCGCGTCGCGGCGCGCGATGTTCAGCACCAGCACGGCGCCGTAGAAGCCGTTGTAGCCGTTGTTCTTCGACTCAATCGACTGCTGCGCCTTCGCAACCTCGACGATGATGTCGGTGCCCGCGAGGTTCCATGCGGCTGCGGACACCTGCGTTGTGACGCCGGGGTCGGCGACGAGCTGGGCGATCGCGGCGCCGTCGACGAACCGGCAGACGTTGTTCGCGAGCTTCCGCTCCGCCCGCGTGAACTGATCCATCGCGTTGCGGCGGATCGCGAGGTTCGAGAGCGGCACCTCGAAGCCGAACTGCTTGACCTTCGTCGTCTGGAGCGCCTCTGTCCAGCCTGCCCGCGGCCAGTCGCCGCGCTGCCCGATCTCTTCGACGTCGCCGGGGGCGACATCCATGAAGATCGACTCGGCGAGCTGGAAGACCATCGCGCCACCGGCAACCTGCTCCGGCGAGCCCTTGATGAACAGCTTCGGCGTGATCAGCCGCTGGTACACCATGTTCGCGAGGTCGCGAGAAATCCGTTGCGGCTGCTTGAGCAGCGCCTGAACGCTGATCGCGGGGGATGCGCCAGGATAGGTAGGCATCTAGATCAGCTCCCGATCCTGAGAAGGACGGGGCCGTCCTGGCCGTTCGCGATTGCCTGGAGCGCGGTCCCGATGACGGCGCGCGTGTTCGTGAGGTCGGCGGCGGCCCAGGCGCCTGCGACCACCGGAAGGGTCACGACGGTGCCTGCGGCACCGGCGATGAGCTGATCTCCGGCTGCGATCGCGCCACCGGCGCGGCAGTTCCAGACGCCACCTGTTGCGATCGCGACCTTGTTGCCGGTCGCTGCGACCGCGTCACAGTCGGAAGTTGCGACGCCGGCGACCTTGATCGACGTTGCGCCTGCGGGGCCGACGGTGCGGTCAGCGGTGAACTCGACGAGGCGACCCGCGACGATCGCGGCACCGGCCGTCATCGTGACCCGGGGCGAACCGGTGCCGAAACGTTCGGAGACGAAGTTCGGGCCGACCATCAGAGCACCTGTCCGGCCGGGACGCCGAGACGAACCGCGGCATCCTCTTCGTAGGACTTGTTGGCGGCGGCAAGCTCGTCTTCGTCGAGGATCTCGTCGCTGTCGACGCCGTACTCGCGCGACCACATCTCGTTGACCGGGGCCGCTGCGTAGAACGCGCGCGTTGCCTCCGGGTTCGCCTCGTACATCTTCTCGATGTCGGCCTTGCGACCGGGCGTGTCCTTGCCTGCGCGAAGGACGTCATGCTCGACGAACGAGTCGCGGTCCTGCTCGAAGAGGCGGCGCTCGAACTTCTTCGCGCGCTCGTCAGCTTCGTCGGCGCGCGCCTCGAACTTGCGGAGCCGCTCGTCGGCCTCGAGGTTCTTCGTCGGATCGACCTTCGGCTCTTCGACGACCGGGACGCCTGCGTCGGCGAGCATCTCGTCGGTGACGTCCTCGACCTTGAGGGCATCACCGGGGACGGCGTCGGCGAACTTGCGCCGCTGCTCGTCCGTGTATTTGCTCGTGTCGGCCATGCGGGGCGAATGTCGGCGCGAGTTGGAAAAGTTGAATGCGCGCTCGTTCAGATCGCGTGCGGCTTCGACCCAACCCTGCTCGACCTGCGTCCAGTCGCTCGACGGCGCGACGGTGATCGAGTCGTCTGCGTTGCGCGTGAACGGCACCACCCAGCCGTCGGTGCCGTCGTCGTAGTAGTCCTGCACGAGCGCCTTGTCGCCGGTCGTGGCGATGTCGGCGACCCAGAAGCGAGGCTCGTTCATGCCGCCCGTGTACGGGCCGTTCAAAGCTTCGGCGACGTCGTCGCGCAAGTCCTGGAATCCGGCTTCGGGGTCCCACACCACATCGCCGGTCGCGTTCTTGCGCTTGGCCGCCGCGTCGGCGGTCGCCTTCTTCATCGCCGTCGCCTTCCCGGCGTCTGTGCCGTCGTGCATGTGGCAGGCGAGGCCACCCGAGTAGCCGGAGACGCCCTTCATCGAGCAGGTCTTCACGCCATCGGGCAGCGCATCACCGGCCGCATAGACGACGAACACCTTCGCGTGCGGTGCGTCGAGTTCCTCGGCCTCGTAGAGCGCGGTGATCTCGTCGAGCGTGCGAACGGCCGGCAGCTTCGCACCAAGCCACGCAAGGCCCGAGACGACCCACTCGAACACCTTCGGCTTGCCGTCGACCTTGATTTCCTGCGACTCGACGCGCGACAGCTCGACCGACCGGCTGCTGTAGGCCTTCGCGGTCAGGAGATCGGCGAACTTCGCCGGAACGTCCTTGACGTCGGCGAAGAGCTTCGCGACACCGTCGCGCTCCTCGACACGGAAGCTCGCGCCGTCGAGCCAGCCGACCGCGGGCATCTCGCCCGGCGTCGGCACGGCCATGCCGCTGTTGTTCAGCAGCAACTGCGCGGCTGAGTGGCCGATCTTCGACGGCGGCTGCAGCTCTCCGGCGAGCTCGCGGTTCGCAGCGGCGATCTCTTCGAGGTCGGCCGCGCTCCAGAAATCTCCCTCGGGTGGGCTGCCAACGCCGTGCACCGGGCCGCCAGCGGAGAGAATCTCAACGCCGGGGACGTCAACGGTTTCGAGATCGGGCATCGGCCCGAATGTCGGCGCGGCGCGGCGGAGCCGATCTAGAGCAATTCTAGAATCTCTCTAGAGAGTCTCTAGACGGCGTCTAGGTGAACGTCTCGACGTCTTCGAGGCGGAATTGCACGAGGACCGATCCCATCCACTTCTGGAACTTGCGCCCCTCGGCCGGCGTGCTCGACGTCGGATCGTGCGGGAGCACGTCAACGCGCCAACTGACACCGAGCGCCTGAGCGATCTCGACGCCCGGCCCGAACGCGTTGTTCGGCACCAGGCATTCGATGACGCAGCGCTTGAAGCCGAGCATCTTCTCGTAGAGCGTCGGGATGTCGCCGCCGCCGTCGGCGCCGTCCTGCCAAACGCTCACGTTGACGCGAGGGTTGTGGTCGACGGTCGCACGGTTGATCGTGAACGTGCCGGTGTCGCCGATCACGGCGGCAATCTCGATCTGCGGGAACGGGAACGCGGCGAGGAGATCGTTGCCGCCGAAGTGGTAGGTCTGCGGGACGGGGAGATCGACGGTGTTCGCCGGCTCGGCGTTGAAGAGGCCGATCTGCCCGGGCATGTAGGCCTGCAGCTGCGCGAGCGCCGCGCGAACGAGTGGCGCGTCGCCTTTCATCGTCGGCAGCGTCGGCATCGCTGCGAATGTCGGCGGGACAGTCGGCTACAATAGTGGGGCGGCACCGGACTCACCCGGCCCGCCCCGTGACCACAAGGAGGCAAGTCCTTGCAGCCCGACCAGCCTAACTATCGCCGTACCCGTCCGTTCCGCGAACGCCTGCTCGGAAAGATCCGTCTCGACGCGTCTGGATGCTGGCTCTGGCAAGGAGCGACCCAGCGCGGCTATGGCACGATAGGCCGCGGGCGTCGTGGAGAGGGCCTCGTGCGCGCGCACCGTGCGATCTACGAGATGTTCGTCGGGCCTGTCCCTGAGGGGCAGTTCGTGTGCCATACGTGCGACACGCCTCGGTGCTGCAACCCGGAGCATCTCTTCGCTGCGCTGCCCGTCGAGAACACGCACGACGCGCTCTCCAAAGGTCGCCTAACCCACGGCGAAGACGTCGTCGGCGTGAAGCTCAACGAGAGTCAGGTTCGCGAGATCCGGATACGCGGCGCGCGCGGAGAACGAGCGGCTTCGATCGCCGTCGATTACGGCGTCTCGCGCCGCAACGTCGGCATGATCCTCGCGCGGCGAACATGGCGTCACGTCACACCCGGCGAAGTAGGTCCGTGACGTAGCTCTCGGCGACGGCATCGAGTTCAGCCTGAGCTTCTGCCCCTAGCGGATCTCCGAACACTAGAGGCCTCTGCGGCATGTTCGTGGTGCCCTCTTCGTGGTACGGCAGCACGTCGCTCTCGATCGTCAGCGTCAGCGACGTCGGTGTGACCGCGCGGGACGGGTTCGAGGCGGCTCGCTTCATCTCGCCGGTGCGCTGCAGGATGCCTTTGCCGGGGAAATGCGTGCTCTTCCACGCCTCGTAGCCGGGCGAGAGGGACGTCCAGCGCTCGCCGCCGAACTCGCCTTCGGTGTCGAACTGCTTCCTCCACCAGCCCGTTGCGACCGGGACCAACAGCGGCCAGAACGAGCGCAGGTCGGTGAGGAAGACCGCGAGCTTCTCAATGCGCGCCTGCTCGCCGAAGTCGTTGACGTGAACGTCTGTCATCAGCGCGAATGTCGGTTAGGCCGGGACAGCGCGGCAGCGACAGCGATCGCCCCCGAGACACTCAGGGTTCGGGCCGCCGTTCGGGAGCACATCCTGGATTGCGTCCCACGATTCGTACGTCGAGCCGTCGAGCGCCGCGCACTCGTCGCAGGTCCCGCCGTCGAGAACCGCGGAATACTCGAAGCCGCCGATGATGTCCTGGTTCTCCTCAAATGTGGCGCCCATGCCCGAGAAGAGCGCGGTCGAGACAACGCCGGCAGCGATCGAGCGTGCGCCGAGCACCTTCAAGAGCGCGTTCGCGAGCGCCTCGCCAATCGCGCCGTGATGGGTCGTCAGCAGTTGCACGCGCAGCCGATCCTCTTCGATGACGAGCCTCGTCGAGAAGCTGTTCAGCTTCGACTCCAGGTTGATCGCCAACGGATCGAGGCCCTGGTTCTTCGGCTTCGCCGCCTCGAGCGCGCGTGCGGTGTTGTAACCGGCCCGTCCTAGCTCGGCGTGCGCCTCTGTGACTCCGAGACGGTAGAGGTCGTCGAGCGGCGCGAGCATGCCGCGTGTGACTTCCAGGCGGATCGGGTGGCCGGTGCGGATCGCGTGGCGGATCGCCCGGGCCTGCTCGCGTGCGACGCCCTGTTCGACGAGGTCTTTTGCGGTGTCGAGTGCGGCTGTAAGCGCGAAGACGTCGACGACGTGCTCGGCCTTGCGGAGCGGGCGGCCGATCGTGGCCTCGATCAGCGGGCGGGTCGCTTCGAGGTAGGAGCGCGCGGCGGCGGTCACTCGACCGCGATCTCTTCGAGGGCGACGATTCGGCCTTCACCCGTCGAGAGATCGATGTGCGCCGTGACCTGGTAGACGCCGTCCTTCGGCGCGACCACGTTCGGGCCGTCCTGCGCCGGATGGAGCACGAGTTGCCCGTCCTCCAGCGTCGTCACGAGAACAGGCATCAGCCAGACGCCTTCGGCAGTGCCGGGACCTTCGCCGTCTTCCCGTTCAGCGACCCCTCAGGCGTCACCGTGTTCCGCGACACGCCAACGTCGGCGGGCAGGCCGTTCACGACAGCCGCCAGTGTCGCCGCGTCAACGCCCGCGCCACGCAGCGCAGCGTCGAGAGCCTCCGGCGTGATGCCTGACTTCTCAGCCACGTCGGGCAGCTGTGCGAAGCCGAGCTCCTCACGGACGTCGTCCTGGACGCCGCGGTCGTTCAGCGTGAACCCGGCCGCGTCGAGCAGCGAGATCGCCTGCGCGGTCACGAGCAGCGAGCGTGCTTTGACCTTCGACACGGTCAGGGTCGGCATGCGTTTGTCGGCGTTCTCCTGGCCGAAGTTGACCTCGACGAAGCGGCGGATCACCTGGCGGGCGCGCTCGCGGCGGACGTAGTCGGCGAGTTCGGCGACGGCGAGGTAGTACGGGTCGATCTGTGTTTCCGCGGTCGCGCGCGCGCCGGTGTCGCCGAACCCCTGGCGGGCGAACTGCATCATCCCGGCCTCGTAGATCATCGTCGTGTATTCGCGCAGCAACGGTGTCGGATCGGCCAGCGTCGCGGAGCCGTTCAGGAGATCGAGGTCCCACTCGGAGTCGTGCTGCTTCGGATGGAGCGGCGGGCCGTCGGTCGGCAAGGTCACGTAGGCGCGCTCATGAGTGCGCACGTCACGGCCGATCTCCTTCGCCTTCTCCTCCGCATCCGGGTTTTTGGGATGCCAGACGACCGGGACACCGAACGCGAAGCGGTCCCAGCCGATCCCCGCAGCGATCATCAACGCCTTCTTGAGCGTCCATGCACCCCAGCAGCAGCGCAACGGTGACACGCCGTCCCAGCGGTTGTCTTCACGCTCGAACACCATGTAGGAGACCTTGTCGCCCGGGATCGGGTTCGCACCCGGGCTGAACGCTTGCTCGACGCGCGTCACACGCCCCTTGTCCATGTGGACGTCGCTGATCGTGCGTGCCGGCCGCAGCGCTACCCGGTCGAGCGGCCTGAGCAGGTGCGGGTCGCCGTCGGCGTCGACCCATGTGCGGACGTCGCCCCAGACGAGCTCTTCGATGCACGGCCCCATCGTCAGGATCTGCTTGAGCGCTTGCCCGACGAGTTCTTTCCAGCTGTAGTCGGTCCACGAGTCGTCGAGCTGCTCGATTCCGAACTGGACGTTGCAGGCGTCGCGGATCATGCGCGCAACCGGGTCGGCTTCGTCGGACGGGTTGATGCCCCAGACGGCGGCTTTCACGGGCAGCGTCCAGAACATCTGGAGCGCTTTGATCGACGTGTCGGTCTTCGCCATCTCCGAGTAGACGTCGAACTTTTGCGAGCCGGTCAGCTCGGGGTTGACGTCGGGGCCGCCGCCGCGAATGTGCGTGTACCAGCTCTCGCCGTCGACGCCTGCTTCGCCTGAGGTCGGCCCGTTCGGGTCGCCGAAGCTGCCTGCGGCGGCGTAGTTGCGTGACGAGTCGAGGAGTGTGAGGCGGGCGCGCATCAGTTGCGAATGTCGGCGCGCGCTACGGCGGTCACGGCTGGGTCGAGCGGAATGAGCATGAAGACGTAATCGACGAGCGGATCGGGCCAGCCGGAGATACCGATGTTCGGGTCGCCTTGCTGGTACGGGTCCCAGAGGACCTCGCCGCCACGAACGACGAGTGCGTGGTTCCACGTCGAAGGCGTCCTCACTCCAACGAGGAAGACGGCGGGCGGGAGATCGAGTGTGGAGAGCGGCTGCGCCTCAGGGAGGCACGGAGTCGGGTAGCAGACGAGGCCGCGCTCTTCGAGCCAGTCGTCGAGCAACGGCTTGTAATCGGCCCACGGCAGGTCGCCCTGCCACACAGGGACATCGGCGAGCGGCACTTCGAGGATCGACGCGAGCGCAGCCTCGAAGCAGTTGCCGTGGACGGCGTGCGAGATCGTCTGCTCGACAGGGATCACAGGCTCGACCCGGGCTTCGGCGTCGAGGTGTCCGACCGGCGCGCGCGGCGACGGTAGACGAGCGGATCCGGCTCGGGCGGCAGCTGCTCGAGCGGTGCGCCGCCCTGCTCGTGCTGCTCGCCGATCGGCGGGTAGCGGTCGACGCACCAGTAGGCCAGGGCACGGCAGGCGTGGTTGTGCTCGTCGTCCTTCGGCGTCGTCGCACCTAGACGGCGATGCCCGGACGCGTCGGTCGGCCAGGTGTTGTTGCGCAGATGCTTCGCGAGGTCGTCGCACTTCACACCGCAGATCCTGAGCGGCTTCGGCGTGCCCAGCAGGAGCCGCTTCACCGAGTTGATCGACGTGTCGACGCTCCTCGTCAGCCTGCTCGACGGCCTGCCGATCACGAAGCCGAGGCGGCGGTAGGCGATCACCCACGGCCGGTTCGTCTCCATCGAGCGTGAATGCCCGGCAGGGTCGCCGATCGCGGGCCACTTCGCCGTCCACTCCGGCGTCGCGAACCGCTCCGGCACGCCGAGCGTCTCGATCGCGTACTCGCGCACCGCCGCCGCGACCTTCTCCGGTGTCGCCGACGTGTCGTGCTGGTCGCCGAGCTCGACGATCCCGATCGCGCGCACCTCGTCGGGGGCGTCCTGCAGGAAGATCACGCTCG